TTCAGGTGGTGAAAATATTGAAACTGTAGAATCAATTAAAAAGTTTGCACCAAGAATCTATGCTACTCAGAACAGAGCTTTAACGGCAAACGATTATGAAACCTTAATTCCATCAAAAATTTACCCAGAAACCGAATCTATTTCCGTTTTTGGTGGAGAAGAGTTAGTTCCACCTCAATACGGAAAAGTATTCATTAGCATCAAACCAAAATTTGGTGATTATTTGCCAAACTTGATTAAAGAGAACATCAAACTCAATTTGAAGAAATATTCGGTTGCAGGAATTGTTCCCGAAATCCTTGATCTAAAATATCTGTATATTGAGACTGATTCAAAGGTCTATTATAACACAAACTTAGCACCTTCTTCGGAATATGCCTCTACATTAGTTCAGAATAATGTCACAAAGTACTCCGAATCAACTGAGTTAAATAAGTACGGGGCAAGATTCAAATATAGCAAATTCCTCAAAGTAATTGATGATAGTCATGATTCAATCACATCGAATATTACAACTATTCAGATGAGACGTGATTTAAGAGTAACATTGAATGCTTTAGTTGAATATGCTATTGGTTTTGGTAATGCGTTTCATATTAAGAATATGAGTGGTTACAATATTAAAACCAGTGCTTTTAGAGTAGATGGTATTAATACTGATGTTTATATCTCAGATCTTCCAAACACTGATAGAGAAACCGGAGAATTGTTCTTGTTCTCAGTACCATCGATTAATTCAACAGATCCCACGATTGTGAGAAGAAATGTTGGAACAATTAACTATAAACAAGGAGTTCTTATTTTGAATCCGATAAATGTTTTATCGGGTAAAACTAAAGATGGTCAAACAATTATTGAGATGTCCGGATCTCCAGTTTCAAATGACGTAATTGGATTGCAAGATCTTTACTTGCAGTTAGATATTGCAAATAGTAACTTTGAAACCGTTGTTGATGAAATTGCATCTGGATTGGATCCCTCGGCATCAAATTACGTCGTAACTTCAAGTTATGCAAATGGAATTTTGGTAAGACCTGGTGGTAGAGGTAGTGTTCCTGTAACACCCGCAGCAACATCTACAACCACTGCTACAGGAACAACAAGAGCAACAGGCAGCACAGGAACTACTAGCAGTTCTACACCACTTGCCACTATTTCTAGAGGCACATCTACACCTTCCACACCTTCTACACCTTCCACACCTTCCGGTGGTGGTTCATACGGTTACTAATAGTATCATAAAATGACAGAAAAAAGAGTTCAGTTTAATAACGTTGTTCAAAATCAACTCCCTTCTTATGTTAGGGAGGAGTTTCCTCTTATTTCTGAATTTTTAAAGCAATATTATCAAGCACAAGAATTTCAGGGTGCTCCTGTTGATTTGATTCAGAATATTGACCGTTATATCAAACTTGATGAGACAACTAACCTTTCAGATTCTGTTACATTATTATCAGATATATCATTTACAGATACCACAATATCTGTAGATTTAGGATCAAGTCCAACTGGAACAAAAGGATTTCCAGATTCTTATGGATTGATTCAGATCAATGATGAAATTATTACATACACCTCAAAGACTAATTCTGAGTTTGAAGGATGTATTAGAGGATTTGTTGGCATTACTTCATACAGAGAAGAATCAAATCCAGAAAACTTAGTATTCACAGAGTCTACAACCACAGAGCATAAGTCTGGTGACTCTATAAAGAATCTTAGTAATTTATTTTTGAAAGAATTTTTAGCAAAAACAAAAAAACAATTTTTACCCCTTCTTGAGGAAAGAACTCTTGATGAAGATTTAAATCAAAATCTCTTCATTAAGCAGTCAAAAGATTTTTATTTAAGTAGAGGAACTGATAGATCTTTTGAGATTTTGTTCCGTGCTTTGTATAATGAAAGAGTAACTGTTGTAAAACCAAGAGACTTTCTTTTTACTCCATCAAACTCGGATTATAGAATTACTAATGACCTGGTTGTCGAAGCTGTAACTGGAGATCCGTTAAATCTTGATCAAGCAACTCTTAATCAAGAACCATATTTACCCGCTGGTATTGCAAAAGCATATGCCCCAATCACAGACGTAGAAAAACTTCAAGTTGGAACTGCGAAGAGTTTTTATAAGTTAAGTCTTGATGGTGGATATGATAGAGACGTGGAGGTTGAAGGTGCTATTCGTGGATCTTTCTCTGTTCATCCTAAAACTAAAGTAATTGGTCAGGTTAGTTCTGGTGCCACTATTCTTAATGTAGATTCTACTGTTGGTTTTGGAACAACGGGTGAATTGGCAGTTACTTATAGTGATACCACTCTTGGAGTCGTTTCTTATACATCAAAGACATTAACAGAATTCTTTGGTTGTTCTAATGTAAATGGAACGATTGCTGATGGGGAAGATGTCGGAATCAATACTTTTGCATACGGTAGATCTTTCTTAGATCAGAATGAAATCATCACAGTAAGAATTAACTCTGTTCTTAGTAACTTAGAATTTCCGGGCAATACAAAGAACTTTAGAGACAATGATACTGCAAGAATAAGAACTCTGGGTAGAGATAAATCTAAATCTATTTTCAAGAATTGGTTCTATAACTATGCATCATCCCATTCAGTAAAATCAACAATATTGGTTGATGCCTCGGATAACAGTTATGATATTATATTCAATCAACCTCACTATTTCCATACTAATGACACTATTACAGTAGTTAATTCTTCTGGTGTAGTAAAAACTGGTGTTGTATATGCCATCCTTTCAAATCTTTCTATTTCAATAAAAGGATCTGGAGCATTAGACGTTAATGATTCTTATACAATTAATAGAAATTTATTAAAGGGAAATTCTTCAAATTTCCCAGTAGCAGCATCATACACTGCAAACATTCAAGGAATATATGATAATGATGATAATATACTTGTAGCATCTTCATCCATTCCCTCATACTTTAATGCATCACTAAACACTAGTGATAGAACAATCACCTTTTCAGGAACTTTCCTTGGAGAAGAGTTGGATATTACTCCTCTCAACAAACACAATTTCTTCTCAGGTGATGCAGTTTATTACAAAGCAGAAGTTAAGGAAGAAACTTTTGTAAATGATTCTGGAACTGTAGAAACAAGAACCGTAAAAGGAACATCTCTTGGTGCTAATTTCCCAGATGGATTGTATTATGTAAAGAGAATTGATAATACTAAGATTAAACTGGCAAAGAGTAGAAGTGATATTTACAACGAAAAATTCTTATCAGTAGAAAGTCAGGTAACTATTACTAATAATACGTTACAACCTTTTGCATTTAAAGACAAAACTCTCTCTAGTCAAAAACTGATTAGAGAAATTCCAAAGTATCCTCAACATACCGGTAAGTTAACTCCCACAGAACCAGGATTCAATGGAATCTTGGTCAATGGTGTTGAAATTTTAAATTACAAATCACCAGATGTTGTTTACTATGGAAAACTTGAAGATATAGAAGTTCTTGCATCCGGATCTGACTATGATATTATTGATCCACCAGAACTTTTAATTAGTGATTCTGTCGGAACTGGAGCAACGGGTAACATTGCAGTTTCTGGATCACTGAAGTCTATTAGAATTATAGACCCTGGTTTTGATTATGCAGAAAAACCAACAGTATCAATTACTGGTGGAAATGGAGATGGAGCATCAGCTTCTGCAAATATGAAGTTGATTGATCATACAGTATCATTCTTCTCTGAGGCAGCATCTGCTCGTGTTACAATTGGATCAACTTCAACTATTGGATTCAGTACATATCATAAACTGAGAAATGGTGAGCAAATAATTTATAGAACCAATAACCAACAGGGTATTGGTGGTCTCACCACTGATGCGAAATATTATGTTTTAACTCAAGATAATACAACAGTAAAATTACATAATACTCTCGATGATGTTATTGCTGGAATCAATACTGTAGAATTTACTTCTCATGGAAACGGTGTCCATCAACTTCAAACTGTTAATAAGAAATCAGTTGTTGAATCTATCTCAATCATAGATGGTGGATCTGGATATGAGAATAAGAAGAGATCTGTCGCAGCAGCTGGAATCAGCACATCTAAGGATTCTATCAATATAAAAAATCACGACTTTAAGTCTGGTGAAAAAGTCAAATATACTTCAGGATCATCGACTATTGGTGGACTTTCTGATGGAACAGAATATTATGTTATAAAAGTAGATGATGATAATTTTAGACTGGCAAATGTCGGGTCTACCGTAGACACAAGAACATTATTCTATGAAACAAATCAGTTTGTTCAATTAACGTCTGGTGGAGCAGGAACTCATTCATTTAACTATCCAGATATTTCTGTAACAATTTCCGGTCCTATTGGAATTTCTTCTATCGGATCAGAAACTTTCCAGGCACAGATTCAACCAATTTTTAGAGGAGAAATCACTTCCGTAAATCTTTCTAATAGTGGAGTTGGATACGGATCTTCTGAGATTCTTAATTTAGATAGACCACCTCAAGCAATTCCAACGACAGGTGAAAATGCACAGTTACAACCAATTATTAACAATGGTCGTCTTCAAGAAGTATTAGTATTAAATTCTGGAAGAAAGTATATTTCACCACCAGATCTGGTAGTATCTGGAGATGGTATTGGTGCTGTCATTACTCCAATATTATCAAATGGAACAATAACATCAATCAAAGTTCTTGAGAGTGGAATTGGATATGAACAAAATACAACTTCCATCAATGTGGTTGTACCTGGTAGAGGAGCAACTCTCAGAGCAAAACTTCAAAATTGGAGAGTTAATTTATTCCAGAAACATCTCTTCACTTTTAAAGATGATGACGGTATAGTTGATATTGGAACAAATGAAGACTTTGGTCTGCAATACTCTCACATATATCCACCAAGAAAGTTTAGGCAGTTAAACTATTCTGTTGATGCAGATGGTAATGTCCTTTTCGGAGATGCTGATCTTAAGATCAATGTCAATACCAAGCAAGAAGAACTCTCCACTCAACACTCACCCATAATTGGATGGGCATATGACGGACATCCAATCTATGGACCCTATGGTTATTCTACTAGATCTGGTGGAGCAGTTGCTCTTATGGAGACTGGATATGTAGAAGACTCGACTAAACCACAAAGACCTCCATTGACCACTTGGCCATCTGGATTCTTTATTGAAGATTTTACCTACAAAAATAAAACTGGTGAAACTGTTCTTGATGAGAACAATGGTAGACATTGCGTAACTCCAGATTTTCCAGAAGGAACATATGCATACTTTGCCACGATAGCAACTGATGAGGCAGATACTCAATCACCATTTACAGGATTTAGAAGACCTAAGTTCCCATATATGGTGGGAGATAACTTCCATGCAAAACCTAATGAATTTAACTTTAAAAAGATAGCAAATCAAGACGACTTTGATTTCAATCAATCAAATTATATTAAGAATACTGCTCCATTTAACTTTATTGATGGTAGGGCAACCAGATACAAATATCTTTCACTGCCAAGTGACTTGACTCAAGAAATTGAAATTACCAATGCAGCAAGAGGATCTGTAAATTCTGTAGGAATTATAACTGGTGGAAACAATTATAGAGTTAATGACCCACTTGTATTCAATGAAGAAAACACAGGTGGTACAGGAGTTTCTGCAAGGGTCTCACACGTCTTAGGGAGACCAGTTGAAAGTGTTAGTTTAGCAACTAGCTCTATTTCTGGAATAGAATTTTATCCCTCTGGAGAAAGAGGAAAGTACATTCTCTTCACAGAGAATGCACACAACTTTGACAATCAGGATTTCATCAGTATAAGTGGAGTATCGACTTCAGGATCCAAACTAGAAGGAATTTATAATGTTGGTGTTGGAACTAATGTTTTCAAAGTTGCTGGAGTTGGAACGACATCTTCTGGAATTGGAACTGTAGAAGCAACTGGAATTGTTACTTTCATCAATGTAACTGGAGATCTGAATTATCCTAATGTCAGAGAAAATGACATTCTTGAGATTGGAACAGAACAAGTCAGAGTTCTAAATGTTGACTCTCGTTTGTCTAGACTTAGAGTTCGTAGATCTGTAAATGGTGTCGTTGGAGTTTCGCATACAGTAGGAACAGGAGTAACTTCTCTCCAGAGAAAGATGACAATTTCTGCTGGATTTAAGACAGACTTTGCGTACAGAACAAACAAGCAGATTTATTTTGATCCATCAGAAACAGTTGGATTGGGTAGCACTGCAGGTGTAGGAATTGGAAGCACTATTTTCTTCTCAAATCCGGGTGCTGGTGCAACTTTGATAAACATTCCAACCAAAACTTTATTCTTTAAAGACCATGAATTTGAAACGGGTGATCTTGTAACATATTCTTCTGGTATTGGTTCTGGTATCGTTGTTCAAGATGAGACAAATGTTGGAGTTGGAACAACTCTTGCAAGTGGAACACAATTGTTTATTGCAAAAGTATCTAATAATTTAATTGGTCTTTCAACAGTAAGAGTAGGATTAGGAACCACCGGCACATTTGTTGGAGTAGGAACCACCACCACTTCTACCACCTTAGCTTTCCTTGGTATTGGAACTGGAGTTCAACATAGTCTGAAAACTAATTTCAACGTCATTACAGGAACTGTTTCTAGAAATACAGTAACTGTTGCCACTGGTCAGACTCATGAACTTCATCCTGGACATGAAGTCATAATGGATGTAAATCCTGGAGTATCTTCATCGTTTAACATTAGATACAATGACTTCAATCGAAAGATGGTTGTCAATGCAAAGGACTATACCTCTGCTGGCATTGATACATCAACTGGAATAATCACAATCGATAATCATGAGTTTTATAGTGGACAAAAGATTATCTACACGTCATCAAATCCTGCACAAGGTCTGACAAACAATGGAATCTACTATATCGTTGTTACAGATAAAAACAGATTTAGACTGGCAAACAGTTATGAAAATTCTGTAAAAGAAATTCCTAACACTGTTGGTTTGGGTAGTACTGGTGCCGGTACGATCAATCCCATCAATCCTCCACTAACTTTATATAAAGATTCAACAGTCAACTTTACATTAACAGATTCATCTTTATCACACACAATTCAAAACACCTCATATCCTTCCTTTGAACTTAATTTCTACTATGATAGAAATTATTCCAACAAATATGTTGGTAGACTGAGTAATGGTAAAGATTATGATGTTACTAGAACTGGTAGACCTGGAATAGATGGCACTGCAAAAGTGTCTTTAGTTGTAAACGATGATACTCCAGAAAGACTTTATTATAGATTAGATCCAGTTTATGAAAGTGATGATATTCCAGAACGTAAGTCTGGAGTGACTATTGATACGGATGTTCTTGAGAATAACGTCATAGAAATTAAAAACAGTTTCTATAACGGAAGACATAGACTTTCTACAGCTCCTGCAAATTCAAAATCCTTCACTTTTACTATTGGTGTAACACCAGAACAGTCTTCCTATATCTCTTCAACTTCTTCTGCAAAGATAACTTATGAAACTACTTGCACTCATACAAGAGGACCAATTAGCAGAATTGAAGTTATAAACTCAGGCAAATCATATGATTCTCTCCCAGGAGTAACAACAGTTACATCCAGTGATGGAAAAGGATCTATCTTAGAAGCACAGAGTAATTTAATTGGCAAAATTAACAAAACCAGAATTAAGAATATTGGTTTTGACTTCCCCTCAGATAAGTCACTCAGACCTTCAATAACACTTCCAAATGTTATTAAGATACAATCTCTGAAATCTTTTGAGTCTATTGGCATATCTTCTGGAGGAAGAGGATACTCTACTGCTCCAAGACTGGTTGTATTTGATGGAAAAACAAATGAACAAATTAAAGATGTAGATCTTAAGTATTCTCTTGGTGATGATCAAGTAACCATTCTTAAGAACACTAAGGGTATTAGTAACACTCTTCCAACAATCATTCCAACATCTAACACAAATGGTGTAGGAATTAGTACTATTGGATTCAATACCACATCGAATCAAGTTACCGTAACTTTAGCAGTTGGATTCAGTACTGCTGAACTGTTCCCTGTTGAAGTTGGAGATAAGGTTTTAATTGAAAATATCAGTGTTGGTATTGGTTCTACTGGAAAAGGATTCAACTCTTCTGCATACAACTATAAGTTATTCCCAGTTATTGCTGTAGATAAAAATCTC